GTTGGAACTTCCTTTCAGAAGATGCGTGTTCAAGATGTGGCAGACACAGCACTTCTGCAATGCGCTGACGAATTTCATAACTTGCAAATTACTGACGCTATGGTCAAAGCAGCAAGAGCAAATGCTCAAAGAGTAAGAACTCAAGTAGATATCGCTCGCTCTATCGGGACTTCCGTTAGGGCTTCACTAGAAGTATAGGAGTTATCATGCTTGGATATGAATACAAAGATGTCCAGAAGTTTGGTGAAACCTTAACCAAAGCAATCGTACTGGCTTCTTTGGCTGGAGATAAAGAAACTCGAGAAGGTCTAACGAAAATATGGGATTTTTTCGAAGGACTAATAGGAGAAGGGTATATCAATGAAAGTTAGTTATCTAAAAGAAATGATCAAGCACTTGCCAGACGATAATCATATTTTCGTGGCTATGTTTGAAAAAGAAGAAGCAGAAGAACACCTTGTTGAAAACCTCAACGAGGGTAAAGACTTCCCAATATCAAACGAACAATGGCAAGAAATAGTTGAAAACATGGATCGTGACGAAAGTATGTGGGAAGAAATAACTAACTGCTGGAGGCACTACATAGAAAAACTCTACGCTCAAACAAAAGAAGGGAAAATCAATGACTCAGGTCAATGAACTAATCAATATAATAACCAAGTCAAGCAGCAAATCTGCTAGGTCTCAGCAAAAAATAGTTGGACCTAGCGAGGTTGGTGGTTGTTCAAGAAAACTTTGGTATAAGTTGAACAACCAAGAAACTACTAATCAAAATACTCTTTCTCTAGCCTCTATTATGGGAAGTGGTATTCACTCCTACTTACAGAAAATCTTTTATGAACAAGACCCATTTGCGGAAAGGTTCTTATTAGAACAAGAGTTCGATTCACCAGAAGATGAAATGGTTGGTCATATTGACATGTATGACAAAATCAACCATGAAGTTATCGACTGGAAAACTAGTACCAAATCTAATCTAGGTAGATACTTCCCTACTAAATCGCAACGCTGGCAAGTACAGTTATATGGATATCTTGCTAGTCGTGCTGGATATGAAGTAAAAACAGTAACTCTTGTTGGCATACCCAGAGATGGAGATGAAAGAGATATTGTTTACCACAGTGAGCCATTTGATATTGAAGTATGTAAGGAGGCTCTCGCTTGGTTAGCGCAAGTAAGACAATCTCAAACTCCACCGCCAGCAGAAAAAGACGCAGTATTCTGTAAAAACTATTGTTCTTTCTATGATGCTAGTGGCGTGAAAGGTTGTGTTGGTCGCCCAAAAGCCGTAGCGGAAACCGCAATTATTGAAGATGTCAAAATAGCGGTGGCCGCAGAGTATTATCTTGAGATCAATGAGAAAATAAATAATCTAGAAAAAGAGAAAGATGTTATCAAATCTTTACTCGAAGGGATTAGTGGGATAACTGAAAATGGTCTCAGGATAAATTGGAGCATAACAGCAGGTAGAAAGAGTGTGGACGAAGAAGAAGTTCGCAAACTTTTGGGTCATGTTCCATACAAGGTTGGCAGAGAATCGACTCGGCTCACCGTCAAGAAATGAAGGGCATTTCTAAAACTATGAGCCATAATGAAACTTAACTACGGAAGGAGTTTATTTTGGGCTGGGTAAGAATCGATGATAACTTTTCAGATCACCCAAAAGTTATCGCATTATCAGATGCTGCATTTCGGTTATTCATAACTGGATTGTGTTATTCAAATAGGCAACTAACTGATGGTTTAATCCCTTATCAAATTGTTTCTAATTTGGTAGGGGATAATCCATTCAAACCAAGTGATGAGTTGGAAGACCAAAACTTATGGGAAAGAGTAGATAAAGGATTTCTAATCCGCTCTTATACAGAGTATCAACCAACTCGAGAAAAGGTAAACAAGAAAAGGGACGAGGCTAAATTACGGCTAAAGAAGTTTCGTGAAAAAGCAAAAACTAAAGAAACGGAAAAGAAACGCCACCCCCAACCCAACCCAACCCAACCCAACCCAATATCCTTAGATATAGATATATCTAAGGAGGTAGTGCTTGCCCCAACTAATATCTCAGCAAAGAATGCAGTTGAAAGAATATCTGAGAAACTTGGTCAAGCAAGAGCAGGTGGGGTCAATGCTTGGAATATGAGCAAACTGGTTGAAGAACAATGGGACATACTTCATGCCGAAAACGATATCAATGGTTGTATTGCTCTTACTATTTGGTATGTATCAGAATTACAATCACGAGTTCTGACGACAGCCGAATCAGCAAGAATTGGTCAGATGACTAAAAGATTCGGCAGAATATCTTTACTAGCAATAGATGAAGCAGTAAGTAAAGACCTGAAAGATTTACCTAGTTATGCTTTAAGAGTAGCCCAAAGAATGTATTCTGAACAGAAGGCTTAATATGTTTATTGGCGATAAAGAAATTGGCGAGGGTTGGGAATCTATGTCTTGCCCTTTCTGTGAAGGATTTATCGTGATTTGGGAAGTTGGAGCAGGGCTGTTATTTGACCCAACAATTCCCTTTTCGGCACACATGGCAGAAGTTCATAGAATAAAAGTTCCAGACTTGACTGGCTGGAGAAGAAAGAGGTAAAAATGAGGAAGGGTAAACATTGCGGTAAGCCTTCTTGCATCTGCACGCATACAGATGGTTGTGAGGCAGGCTGGATATTTGTGCAATATTGGGTTGATGGACATGGTGTCCAATGCTCTGAAAATGATAGCATTGACAAGACCCAGAAAGAAGCCGTAGTTCCATGTGCAAACTGCGACTATGAAAGGTGGCATATATGGAAGAGTTCCGCCACTAGTGAGGAATATTACGAGCGACTCCGTGCTCGTGGAAAACATACCCGAATCAAAGCCTACGAATTAGAAGAGAGTTCTAAGACTCGCATTCTATAAAAGGAGGGCAAATGAATAGGAAACAAAAGGGCTTAAAAGCCCCTCAGAACGGAAAGAAAATAAAGCGGTTAAAGTTTTACCTTGGCGGATATTTGACCGCCATAATGACCTTTGCAAGCCCTTTAACCCATGTCCATGCCCCAGTTGGGCAAAGCGTTTGGGCACAAGACAAAGAATTTACCGACCCAAAGAGTTTTGCCCGCAATATTGCAGAGAAACAATATAACTGGAATCAAGAGCAATGGAAATGCTTAGGTAAATTATGGGGTAAAGAATCTGCTTGGAATTATGAGGCGAAGTCCCCCACCCAAGATTACGGCATACCCCAAAGGCACATGAGCCAAAATACCGAACAGGAAATTGCTGAATTTCTAGATAGTCCAGTAACTCAAATAACTTGGGGGCTGAACTATATTAAAGTCCGCTATGGTTCACCATGTGAGGCTTGGGCATTTCATCAAGATAGGAACTGGTATTGAAAGATTCGTTTTTTGTTAAAGGAAGACCAGTACCTCAAGGTTCTATGAAGTTTATTAGACCCGGAGTTATGATTCATTCTCGTTCTCAAGACTTGGCCGTTTGGCGTGCTGACATAGCAAGAAACGCAGAACTATTTGGTTTCAAACCTGTTGCAAGTGCAGTCAAAGTAGAATTAGATTTCATTATGCTCAAACCAAAATCAGCAAAAAGAGCATTCCCCGCAGTAAAGCCTGACCTAGACAAACTAATCAGAGCAGTTTTAGACGGACTGACTGGTGTAGCATACGAAGACGACTCTCAGGTTATTCTCATACAAGCAACTAAAACTTATGGGATAAATCAAGGAGTCTGGATAGGAATAGAGCAAATACTTGAGTAAGGGTAAAACAGATTTGACTGAAATCAGAGAGATGGTAGGAGTTAGATGTAAAAACTACTGCGAAAAATGCGGTAAACCACTTGGTGGCTCATGGGCTTTACATCATAGAAAACTACGATCTAGAGGTGGTAAAGATACCTGTTCTAACTTTGTGGCACTACACCATGAATGCCACAATATGGGCACAGATAGTGTACACATGAACCCTTCCGCATCTAACCAAGCAGGGCTAATGGTTGCGACTTGGCAAGAACCAGAAGAAACACCATTGATTTTGCCTAGTGGTGCTATTGTTCTACTTACAGATGACGGAAGTTATCGATATCTAGAAGGGAATCAAAATGGCTGGTGAACCAGTAATTACAGTGATAGGAAACTTAGGCTCTGATGCCGAGTTTAGAAAAACACCCAAAGGAGTATCCGTGACATCTTTCAATGTTGCTAATACACCTAGAAAAAACATTAATGGAACATGGACTGAGCAAGAGACAACTTGGTATCGTGTTTTTGTTTGGAATGCCGAAGCAGCAGGAGCAGCCAATGCTTTGAAAAAAGGCGACAAGGTAATAGTTCAAGGTAGATTTCAAATAAATACCTACATAGCCAAAGACGGAGAAGAGAAAAAAAGTTTAGAAATCAACTCTGACTTTGTTGGAGTAATACCGAAATACATTGCCGAGCCACAAAATACACCAATTAAAGAAAATGAAGGAACAGACAGTGACTTCCCTTGGTGAAAAAATTATTTCTATTGGCAAGAAGATTGATGCTCTTGAAAAAAGAGGATATAGTGACCAAAAAATGTTAAAAGTCCAGTGTAGCCATTGCGGAAAATGGTTTTCATTAACAAGCAAGAACATCAGGGTTATGAATTATTGCTCTGAGTGTTTATAGAATTGGGTTATGCGAGTGGTAGTTGTTCCTTCCGTCCGACTACTTAACCCGATAGGTAAGTGTATGTTCGTGGTACAACATACTTATCTATTATCACTCTATAGATGTGAGAGTCTATCTGCGTTGTTATTACCCTTCCAACAGGATAGGCTCTCACCCTAGAAAGAAGGGATAATTATGAAAAAAGGCCAAAGAAGAAAGTTTCAAGATATAAATGATTTTTTAGAAAATGCAACCGATGAAGAGTTTTCAATCAAGTATAAAAAGATAGAATGCGAAAATCCTTATGGTGTTGGTTCTTTATGGCTATTATTTGAAAGAGCCAAGAAGAAAGGGTATGCTCCCTTTTAACGAAAGGACAGAATAATGGAAATTATCAGTGCGGAAATAGATAGTCTTTTACCTTTTCCCAACAACCCAAGAAGAGGCAATATCAGTAAGTTAAAAGAATCTTTAGCGACTAATGGTCAATACAAACCTATCGTCATACAAGCATCAACTAGATATATTTTGGCTGGTAATCATCTATGGCAAGCAGCAAAAGAAAGCGGTTGGACAAGAATTGACATAGTAGAAGTAGATGTAAATGCTACCCAAGCAAAGAAAATAGTAGCCACCGACAATCGTTTGGGCGAACTAGGAACTTATGATGAACAAGAATTATTAGACTTACTTCAAGATATCAGTTTAGAAGGCACTGGTTATGACAGCCAAGATATTGATGATTTAATAGCACTAATAGAAGAACAGTCCAACACCCCACTGTATGAAGAAACTGGAAGTATGGTCGATGGTGTTGCTGGTGGAGGTCAATTATCTCAAGAAGGAATCAATAGAAGACCTACTATGTCTGAAAGAGCCTCCCACTACGCTGAAAGAACAGTCAGATTACTTATGTGTGAGTTTCCCAACGATCAATATATTTGGGTTCAGGACAGACTTACCGAACTAAGAGTGAAGTACAATGTGGATAGTAACGGAGACGCAATTTTGCGTGCTATCGCAGAGGTAACAGGAACAGAGGCACCAAGTGATTGAAGACCTAGAAGTTATTCCAGTTAAAAGAGTTATTGACAGAAAAAAAACAAAAGAGTTAAAAGGTATTGATGTTCCAGAAATGGAAGCAAATGTAAAAAGTGCAGGTATTTTTGTGGACTCTGAATCTAACGAGCCATTTTTAGTTTACATGCCTCTTCCTAAAGAAGTTGTGCCTGAATTAAGAAAGGCTGTTCGCTCAATAAAGTATTCTTCTTCAGGTGTTACAAGACAATCAACTGGTGTAGAAAATCACTCTCGAACTTTCGGCATGGCACCAAGAAAACCTTTTCAAACAAGAGAAGCATGTCGTCCTACTGCTTTATCTTACGATCAACCAGAAGAACACGATGTATTAACTAAAACAGCAGATGTATTAGCCGATATTATTAGGGAAATAGTTCCAGATGCTTACGCAGCAGATACTGTTGAGACCGCAGGAGTAGCAGATGAGTGGAGATTAAGCGAACGCAGTTTGTGGACCAGTGGAGTTATCAATAAAACTTCAACACTGCCATATCATTTTGACGGAAACAATTTTGATATGTGGTCTGCCATGCCAATTATTAGAAGAGGAACTAGAGGTGGCTATTTAAGTTTACCCGAATACGATATGGTATTAGACTGCCGAGATGGTTGGGTAGTATTTTGGCCAGGATACAGATATCTTCATGGCGTAACACCGATTGCCCATGTTCAGAAAGATTCATACCGATACACTGTTGTTTATTATTGTTTAAGGGGCATGAAAGATTGTTTTTCATTTGCGGTCGAACAGAAAGAAGCAAGAAAGCGAAGAACTCAGCGAGAAGTAGGATTGGCTTCTGCCTTAAAAGGTGAAACTGAATTTAAGGTAGGGCGTTGAAATATCAAGTTGTAATCCCTTCTTATCAAAGAGCAGAGATTTGCCGAGATCAAACCCTAGCCACATTAGAAAGACTTAAAGTAGATAAAAGCAAGATACATGTCTTTGTCGCCAACGAACAACAGAAAGAACTTTACAGTTCTGTATTAAAAGACGAGTATCAAATTATCGTAGGTGTTCGTGGTATTTCTAGTCAGCGTAAGTTTTACCACAACTGGTTTCCAGAAAATGAAAGATTAATCAGTATTGACGATGACCTAGCAGATTTACTAGAATTAGGAGACAAGAAACTGGTACCAACACGGTACCAATTGGACGAAATAGCAGAAGTAGGATTTTCCGTAGCAGAAGCCCAACAAGCGAGGCAATGGGGTATCAACCCAACCATGAACCATTTCTTTCTCAAGAATCATATTTCCGTAGGATTAAGATATATTTGTGCCAACTTTATGGGATCTTACGCCAAAGACTGGATATTCACAGACCCCAACAGAAGAATGACCAATACAGGAGAAGACCATCACAGCACTCTTAGAGGATTTACTAGATATGGCGCAGTAGTTAGACTAGAGTATCTATGTCCAAAGACTAAGTATTTTGCGAAGGGTGGAATAGATGCTTGCGTGGTTGAAGATGGGCAAACTAGAGCCCAAAGACATGCCGAAGAACTTTCTGTTGTTCAATCACTATTTCCAGATATCTCATCAATACAAGTCAAAGCAGGTGGCGTAGTTAATCTTAGATTGAAGCCGATTACCTTTAACAAGATACCGAGGGATATATGAGTTTACAGACAAGAGAAGGCACAACAGACCTAGATACTGTTAAGTCTATTGGTCAATACAAGTCTTGCCCGATACCAAAAGATTCAGTCATCTTAGATATTGGTGGACACATTGGAACTTTTACCACTTGGGCAGTTGAGCAGGGCGCAGGTAAAGTTGTAGCCTATGAACCCGAACCAGATAATTTTCGTATGCTAACTTTGAACACAGCCGGAATGCCTGTTGAACTTAATAACAAAGCCGTTACCCAAGACGGCAGAGATGTAGCACTTCATGTTAAGACTTCAGGTCACACTGGTGGACACAGCATTATTTTCAATGGTCCAACTAGACAAGACATGATAGTGCCAAGCGATAGATTTATTGATATTGTTAATAGAGTGCAGCCAGTTGTTATTAAGATAGACTGCGAAGGGGCGGAATACGAGTTTGGTCTACCAGATACCCTACCCGACTCAGTTCGCTACATAACTATGGAGATACACCTAAACCGAAAAGATTTCAGAGAAAATCTTGCGCCCAAGATGATAGAAGCCTTCAAGAGTTGGACACCAATTAAGCCTCCAAGAATTACTCCGAAAGGCTGGCAAACAACAGTAGTTTGGGGTAGGTAATGACAGATGCCGTAGTCAAGAAGGGTCGGAAGAGCAAGTTAGATAAAGACCGACAAGATAAACTACTCAAAGCCATACGAGTAGGCAACGATAAGAAAGTAGCCTGTGCTCTTGCTGGTATCTCCGAAGCAACTCTTTATAGATGGTTAGAACAGTCAAAAGAGAAGAACGCAACTGAGCAATTAAGAGAGTTTCGAGAGTCGTTTGAGCGTGTTGAAGCAGAAGCAGAAGTATTGAAAGTATCTAGAATTGCCCAAGCAGCAGATAACGGAAGATGGCAAGCAGCAGCATGGTGGCTAGAAAGAAAATACCCAGAGCGTTGGGCGCAACAGACTAAGATAAAGGCAGAGTTGTCAGGACCTGATGGCAGACCAATAGCAATCAGTGTTGAAGAGGCAAGAAAGATAGTTCTAGAAATGCTAAACGAAGGAGAAGGTAGTGGGCTTATCACTGAAGGAGAAAGTCCAGAAGTTATCCAAGAGTGAGAAAGAGAATTGGCTTGCAACATTATCTGAGCCAGTGCTTCAAGAACTACATAAATCGCCTTGGTGGTTTATTGGTAGACCTGAACAACAAGAACCCGAAGGTGATTGGTTCATTTGGTTAATTCTTTCTGGTCGTGGTTGGGGTAAAACTAGAACAGGAGCAGAGTGGCTTGCTCGTAAAGTAATTGAAAATCCTAAAACCAAAGATGGAGTAGCAACACAATGGGCTATTGTCGCACCAACCTTCAAAGACGCAAAGAGTATCTGCGTAGAAGGACCAAGCGGATTACTTAAAGCCCTACAACACAATGGATTGCAGAACGAAAAGGATTATATCTATAACAAATCTTCACATAAAATTGATTTCACTAGTGGAGCAAGAATACATACTTTTGGTGCAGACTCTCCAGATACAGGTCGTGGTCTTAACCTTTCAGGTGCTTGGCTAGACGAATTAGCATCATGGCAATATCCATACGAATCATGGACAGAAGGATTAGCACCAGCATTGCGTATTGGTGAAAGACCAAGAGTAGTAGTGACCACTACACCCAAACCAATAAAGTTAATTCGTGAGTGGGTTAGTAGAGCAGACGGCTCAATAAACTTAACTAGAGGTAGCACATTTGATAATGCTAAGAACCTTTCAGGGAACGCATTGAAAGAATTAAGAAGCCGATATGAAGGAACTAGAACTGGGCGACAAGAACTTTATGGTGAAATACTTGAACAGGCTGAGGGAGCATTGTGGATAAGAAACTGGATAGAAGATACAAGAATTAGTCTTGATAACTTACCTAAACTCACAAGAGTTGTGGTAGGTATAGACCCTGCCGTAACAAGTGGTGAAAACTCTGATGAAACAGGAATTGTTACCTGCGGTATTGGTGTAGATAAACATTTCTATGTTTTATCTGATGATACCCTGCGAGCAACACCTAATGAATGGGGCAAGCGAGCACTTCAAGCATATACAAGATGGAGAGCAGACAGAATAATTGCGGAAGTGAATAATGGCGGAGACATGGTTGCTATGGTTATACAACAGGTAGATAGAAGTGCGCCAGTCAAGAAAGTTCATGCGACACGAAATAAATCTACAAGAGCAGAACCAATATCAGCACTCTATGAACAAGGTAGGGTTCACCATGTAGGAGGCTTTCCACAGTTAGAAGACCAAATGGTTCTTTGGACACCAGACTCTAGGACATCACCAGATAGATTAGATGCTTTAGTTTGGGCACTAACAGAATTAAGTGGTAATTATCAAACACTGGCAGGAACAGTTCCCCTATCGCTCACCCAAATCAATGACTGGTCTATACCGAGAATGTAATGGAGGTTAAATTATGAACGACCCAAGAGATATTGCTTCATATGCTGCCGATCTGGTAACAGGAGATAGACAAGATTCATACGGACACCCACTTGATGATTTCACGAGAGCAGGAAAGATATGGGAAGCAATACTTGGAGTGAGGGTTACAGCAGAGCAGGTAGCACTATGTATGGTTGGAATTAAAATTAGCAGACAAACGAATACACCCAAGTTAGATAATGTTGTTGATGGTATAGGATATTTCTTGACATTGGGTATGATTCAAGAAGAAAGGGCAATGAGAGATAGCCATGAAAGTTTTTAAGGGAATAACAGATAATTGGGGATTAGCAATACAATTCCACAGTTGGGATAAAAGTATAACTATTCAGTTTGTGCGTTTCTACATTATTTTCGTAGCCCATAAGTGGTGGAAAAACTAATCGTCCCATGGTCCTTCTTTGAATAATATACTTGCGTCATTTTCTTCAAGTAGGGCATCAAACAACTCATCGGGTTCTAAAGTTTTAATATGCCCACCCTTGAAATAAATCCAAATAGATACACACAAAGCAGTAACACTAAACATAAAAGCAAAGATACTTAAAATTAAAGACACCCAACTAACCATGACTAAGTTTCCTTTCTTTCAATTGATCTCTTTCCGTCTGTAACTCTGAAAAAGTACGCCTGTTCATTTTCTTATTAAAGTGTTTTATATTATTAGCAGGTATGCCTATCTTAGTTGTGGGTAATGTTATTGCCAATAAATCAGAAGCCTCTTGGTTCATATATCCTGCGTCAAGTATTGCAGCATCGTCAGGGAACACATCGGCATGGCGATCAAGTTCTTTGTTAATCAAGTGGTCTTCCTTACCACCCATAGAATATAAGTATCGAAAGTTTTCAGGACAGTTAGGTTCTACCAATTTCTTGAAACGACTAACCTCTTTCGTGTAGGCATAGAAATTTACTTCAGGAGTTTGCCGAGCAATATCCACCCAAGCAAGGAGATAATCGTCGCTGTAAAAATCTCCAGAATCGTGTATCCTGACATGCTTTCCTTTCATTTTCTTTTGCTGAACCTCAAGTAGCATTTGTGCTTTCCACTCTTCAAGGTGGTATAGAGTATATTCTAAATTCTTAATATGCCTACTTTTTACATTACTAAAAAGATAAGTACCATTTCTAGCATAACAGAACGAAGCACAAGCCCCTGCGCTTGGGCAAACATTAAAATTAGTTCCGTCTGTTAGTTTTATAGCAAAGGCAGGTAAACTCCAGTTATAGATACCGTCAGGTCTTAATTCACTATTTTGCGACAATAGTTTCTTAAACATTAATCCCTCCCTTGACCAAGTAGTCACTTCATACCCTACACTATTAGATATGAACGGAATTGTCATCAAAGAACTTGACCGAGCATTAAAGCGCACTCGGGAGAGAATGTTGTCTTATTCCGACACCGAAATCAAGCAAATAGAAGGGTTATTAACGGCAGCAACACTGGCTACCTCGCTTGAAAAATACAGTCGTGAAATAGAAGCCATGAAAATAAAACAGCCAGAGTTGGTATGAATTTTGTTGAACCGCTACCCAGAGTTTGATGGCTCTCAATTATGTGCACAAACAGACCCAGACCTTTGGTTCCCAACAGCAGATAGACAGACAGGTAGAGTAGCAAAAACTCTTTGTTCAAAGTGTTTATGGGTAAAAGATTGCTTAAATTACGCATTACAGAACGATGTTACTGGAATATGGGGCGGTAAAACAGAAAGAGAGAGAAGTGGTATTCGAAAGAAACTCAAAATAAAAGCCGAGCCAATATACCTTGACGCTTTGTTTGCGCCTTCACAGAGGGGTAAAGTAGGAGCAGGCAGGTATAATGAGGAAGTAGATGAGGTGACTGATGACCGAGTTTCGTAAATGGGATAGTCCGCTTAGCCCATTAGCACAACTAGCAACAGCACTACATGAAATGTTTACCTCTTTGGTGGCTTCTGGCTTCACAGAGAACCAAGCACTATACATAACGAGTAAGATGATAGTAAGGGAAGATGACTTTGATGATATTACCGATGATACGGATAGGTGAAATGTAAATGCCAAAGAGACCCGACTTAACAGAAATTGGTACCACTGGTTTAAGAAGAACTGGTGGAACAGTTTATGAAGAATTCTTAGTATCACTGCGTGGTCGTCGTGGCGCAAAAGTTTATCGTGAAATGTCTGAGAACGATCCAGTAATTGGCTCAATTCTTTACGCCATAGAAAAGATTATTCTAAGACTTGAATGGACTGTTGAACCAGTCAGCGATAAGGAAGAAGATAGAGAAACAGCAGAGTTTATAGAGCAGTGCTTGTATGACATGAGTGATTCATGGGATAGCACTATATCTTCAATTTTATCTATGTTAGTTTATGGATATGCTTTCCATGAAATAGTTTACAAAATACGAGATGGTATGGCAACAGATGACCCTACTCGTAGATCAAATTTCAGTGACGGAAAAATAGGTTGGCGTAAATGGCCAATTAGAGCACAAGAGACACATAACAACTGGCTGTTTGATGCTGATGGTGGTATTCAAGGATTTGAACAGATTGATCCCTATGGTGCTGGCATACATAGAATACCTATCGACAAAGCATTACTGTTTAGAACAACAACACAGAAGAATAATCCAGAAGGTAAATCATTATTAAGAACTGCTTATCGCCCATGGTATTTTAAGAGACGCATTGAAGAAATGGAAGCAATCGGTATAGAAAGAGATTTAGCAGGACTACCTATTGCTTACATACCACCAGAATATTTAAGTTCTACCGCAACAGCAGACCAACAAGCAGTGAAAGACAGCATTGTTAGCATTGTTCAAAATGTAAAAAGAAATGAACAAGAAGGTGTTGTATTTCCATTAGTATTTGACGACAGAGGTAATAAGATGTTTTCGCTAGAGTTACTGAACTCTGGTGGATCAAGGCAATTTGATACAGATAAAGTTATATCAAGATATGACCAAAGAATTGCCATGTCTGTTTTATCAGACTTTATTTTATTAGGTCATGAAAGAGTTGGTTCATTTGCTTTGGGTAGCAGCAAGATTGATTTATGGACAATGGCAGTTGAGGCTATCTGTAAATCTATTGCCGAAACAATTAACTATCATGCCATACCTCGCTTACTTAAAATGAATGGTATGAAAATTGGAAGCACTCCTGAATTAACTTATTCAGATGTCAGCCATGTTGATTTGACCGAGATAGCAGATTATGTAGCCAAACTAACAACTGCTGGTGTAATTACTCCAGACGAAGATATGGAAGAGTATCTACGAGGTCTTGGTGGTCTACCTATGGCTAGTCGCAAAGATAATGATTTAGACTTTGGACAAGAAACTGAAGAGCCAGAAGCAGATAGAGGTAGCGAAGAGCCAGCATTAGACACAAAAGAACCATACGATGGCGATGACGACTAGAAACGCAGAGCGTTATTAGTTATGCCATTTATCACCAAGGCAAGAAAAAGAAACGACCCAGTTCTTCGCAGCCCAACCGCAAAATTAAATAAATACGAGCAAGAAATATATGATATTTACTACAAGGCTTTATCTTCCATGCCCAAAGACTTAGATAATTCTTCAGTATTAAGAACAATAAGAGAAGCAGTTGAAGCAGGTAACCCAATGGACGCTGCTATCGCATTTCGGTGGCGAGACTTTATTACCTCGCTAGATAAAACAGTTCCAAAGTTAGCACAACAAGTTGCGTCATCTGCAAATATCAGTGCCAAGAGTTTACCCAAAAGAATAAGAATTGAATCTTCATTTACCGCCCAAGACCCAAGAGCAATAGCATGGGCGCAGAAAAGAGCAGGAGCAAGAATACTTGGCATAACTAAAGAAACACAGAAAGCAGTTGCAGAAACTATTGCTCGCAGTCTTAAAACCCAACTTAAGAGAGAAGAAGTAATCGATAGAATAACTAAAATTGTAGGATTAGATGCTCGGCAAGCAAAAGCACTAGGTAACTTCTATGAGAAGAATCTTAACGATTTATTAGAAGAGGGTTATGGTTATGAAGAGGCTGTTAAAATAGTAACTAAGTTAAGTAAGGAATATCGAGATAGACTGTTAGTTCAGAGGGCTACAAGAATTGCCAGAACGGAAACTGTTAATGCTGCCAACGCTGGTCGCTATCTTTCTTGGGTAGAAGCAGACGCTCAAGGATTATTACCTACTGGTAGTCAAAAAAGATGGAAAACCGCACAAGATGAAAGAGTTTGCTCTGTTTGTGGACCATTACACAATGTGACCATTGACTGGGAAGAAGCATTCCCTACTGGTGATGTTATGCCAACTAATCACCCAAACTGTAGATGTACAGCAGTTATTGTTCCAGCAGACCCAGTCTTTGAAAAGGTTGTTGAAAAAAGATATTATCGATTTGCTGACGGCGAAGAAACTTGGCGCAACTACGATTATAGATGGCGCAAAATAGCAAATGAAATGAAAAGAAGAATAGGCAAGTGCCAGCGATGCGGAAGTAAATCAGACCTCACAGTCGACCACAAGAAAAGATTGAAAGATGGTGGAGCCAAATATGACCGAAAGAATCTAAGAGTATTATGTCGCTCTTGTAATGGTAGGGCTTCAAGATTAGGAACTAAGTTAAGAAAAGAAGCAGAGTCTTGGTGGTTAGTGAAACACCTACCGGGAAAACACGACCAGAAAACTCATGGTGGCAAAGGTGGTGGTGGGGCAGGACCAAAGAATATAGATATAAATAAACCAGCAGGAACAGCGACACTTCCAAATGGTAAAACTTACAATCTTTGGGAAAATGTAAATTGGATTGACGATGAAGATGGTGTTGATAATCAGAATATAGAAAGAGGAGCAGGTTTAGTATTTGATAATTTGAACAAGGATCAAGTTTTACTTACACCAGACGAGTGTGATGATTATATGACAGAAGTATTAAACAAGTATGGTTATGGTAATAGAGTATTTTCTACCAGTAGTGATGGAGATAAGCAATTTAAGGGCAAGTCAATAGAGGCAGCGGTAGCAGCAGGATTAACTAATAATTTACCGAGCGATAGTCCATTTAAAGATAAAGATATACCAGTATTTGTCGTTAGAAGTCGTGGCACAACTAAAATTTCACTATTACATGAAGCAGCACACATGATGGAAGGCAGTTGGAAACTAAAAGAAAATACACCACAAAGAGGAAGAGCAGGTGGTGGTCATAGCCTAAGATGGTATTCAACTTGGGTTGCTTTACTAGAAGCAGAAGGTTTTAATCAACAAGCAAATTTATTAAAATTCACAATCGGTTCAACAGAAAATAAGGGAGTATTAGGTGATTAGCACTATTGAACCAAGCGAGATTAGGGAAACAGAAATAGCAATGCCAGTTCTTGTGCGATTTGAGAAAAATTATTTAGAAAAACATGCTCCTGGAAAACATAACCAACAAAATCATGCGGGAGGCAGGGGCGGTGGAAGTGGCGAAACAAGTGTTGGACTATTCCTAACTCCTACAAAAGCAGGTCGAAGCGACTACAGAGAATATCAACAAAAAGTTGCGTACTATACGGAAGATGAACAATTCCAATCAGCAGCCCAACAATGGCAAGGCGAAAATTATCGTCGAGTTCAAGGAGGATTACTCAGTGGCGAGCCGTCGGAAGATGCTCAATTTGTAATCGATAAGTTTGACGAAAATATGGCTTCGCTAGTTGACTATGATGGTTATTTGTATCGTGGTCAAACCGAGGGGCTTGATAATCTCAAAGTTGGTGATTCATTTGTTTCGCCTTTGTTCCAATCTACAACTACCGATCCGATTACTGCGGCAGGTTTTTCAAAATCAAGTGGTGGTGTAATCGGCGGGATTAGAGAGGGAGAATCAGCAACAATCCTTAGAATTGATGGTAGTGACGCTAAAGGTGTTTTAATTCCAGATAGTCAAGAGTTTGAAATTGTTTTGGCGCGAGGAACTACATATACTGTTGACTATATTCAAGATAAAGTTATGTATGGAGTAAATATGAAAATAATCGATTTAACGGCGGAAACACCTGATGAGTAAAGCCGAAAGATTTGCGGGATCAATGACCGAAGGTGCTCGCCTTCTTGTTCGCAGAATAGGTGAGTCTAAAATCCGTAAAGCAGAAGAAATAAAGGACTTCACTGGCGTTGAACCCGAAGCCCAAGATGAAAGTCGATAGAATAAAGCCATGCCGTATAAAGTAGCGAGTGATGTAGAAGGTTGCTCTGGGTTTGCCGTAATTAAACCAGACACAGGCGAAATGGTCGCTTGCCATGCCACAAAGCAAGATGCGGCAAAACATGTAAGGGCTTTATACGCCAATGTTCCAGACGCTATACAGAAAGCAACTACTGAATCATTATTGAACCTACAAAACAAGATAAGTAAATCAGAGATCAATGCTACGAGTTTAGCCACACACCATTACATAACTACAGAATTAGCAAAAAGAGGATATGACCTAAGCCAAGGGGAACTGTTTGAAAAAGAAGTTATCATAGACCCGGAACTTAATCTAGATGGTGTTGAATTAGAAGAGTTATTTAGCGGAGAAGAAGAGTTGGTTGAAGATATCATCGGTAAATGGGAAGACGGAGAGATAGATTATTTCAAAATTGCATTTGGTCTATGGGGAGATGGATTAGAAATACTTGTTAATCCAAGTAAGGAAAAGTTAGATAAAGCAGCAGATACAGATACATTTACTCCACCAGTTTCGGTATCAAGAGATGCTAAAAGAGCATTAGAGTGGATACGAGAAGGTAAGGCTGGCGGTGGTTTTACAGATGTAGGTAGAGCAAGAGCAGCACAGTTAGCAGGTAGAAGACCTGTTAGTTTAAGAACCATAAAACGCATGAACTCTTTTTTTTCTAGACATGAAGTGGATAAGAAGGCAGAAGGTTTTAACCGAGGTGAGAAGAATTATCCCAGTGGTGGCAGAGTAGCATGGGACGCTTGGGGTGGCGACTCTGGATTTAGTTGGGTCAGAGGCATTTTACGCGGAGTTGATAAATCTCTTGAGAAACATCTTCAAGGAAAACATGACCAGAAATCACATAGCGGTAAGTTTGCCCGCAGTATCGCAGATGAAATAAATGCTGGTGGTAGCCCAACAGTTGGCGAAAAAGATGTAGGTCCATTATTCAGCGGTCTTGCTAAATTAGAAGACCACCCCGATATTACAGAACTCAAGGTTGAAGGTTCAATGCTATTTGGTGGTGAAGGTTTAGGTATTGCTAGAAAAGATATGCCACAAGTTCCTTCAGAACGCAGAGATGAGTTCTTGTCAGATTTAGCAAAAAGTGGAACAAAGACTACGAAAGATTCAATTGACCCCAAGATTCTTAAGCCAGTGCAGAAAGAAGTATCAGGTTCTCGCTCTGGTGCTATTTATGAAAAATACAAAGCAAGTGGCGGAGTAGTTCCCGACGAACAACGCATTTTAGTTTCTTCAGATGGTTATGTAATTGACGGACATCATACTTGGGCTGCTGCTGTTGCTTTAGGATTTGATGACCCAAAGGCTAGATTACCTGTTTATCGTATTGATTTACCAGCAAAAGAAGCATTATCTGCGGCAACGAAATGGTCAGACGAAAAAGGAATTGGCAGAAGGTCTCTTGATTCAACAGCCAAATCTCTTTGGTATGAAGAGCCATTTATCAAAGCAGATGACAAGAAGTTTACGCTTGGTCCACTTTATATTCCAAATAAACTAGATGCCCATAGTGAGTGGACAGACGAAGAAGAGTTACAGAAAGCCGTATGGGAGTATGTCCGTTCAGGAGATAGAGATATCAGACTTCAACATAATCGAGATGTAGTAGCAGGTGAGTGGGTAGAGATGATGACCTTCCCTTATGAATTAAAGATACCAGTGACTAAATCTAATGGCGATAAGACAGAGTTTACCTATCCAGCCAACACAGTATTTATGGGAGTGTTGTGGAAAGACTGGGCTTGGGAGTTAGTGAAGTCGGGCAAACTTCGTGGATATTCTATTGGTGGTAAAGCAAAAAGATTAGGTGCAGAAATACCAGATGATGCAGAAAAGAGTGATCCCGGAGTTAATGCGGTTCATGTAGATACAATAATGAAACCACCTAAGAGGAAAGTTAAAAAAGCAAAAGATATAGAGGTCGGAGATATAGTTCTATATTCTGTTACTAAACCAGAAGGAACTACATACGCAACTGCCCAAGTAGAAAGAATAGAAACTAGTGGCACAATTAAACTTAGAGGAACTCAAGAAGAAGAGATAGCATCAGAAGACGACCCTATTGCGGTATTAAGAGTATGGGCTGAAACAGATGACGGATATGAAGAGACCGACCGAAGAGTTCTGAAACCTTTTAGTTCTTTGAGAACTACAGATAAAGATGTTGAGAAATCAACTGAAAGTAAATTACAAGATAAAGCCAAAGAGCATAATGATGCCGTAGGTGACGCTAAAGGTAAAAGAACTACTGCTGGAACATTGATGCAAGTTTACCGAAGAGGTGTAGGGGCATATAGAACCAATCCTTCATCTGTTCGCCCAAATGTAACAGGCAAAGAACAATGGGCTATGGGTAGAGTTAATGGCTTCCTTCATGCGTTGCGTAATGGAAGATTCAAGCGAGGGGCGTATGATACAGACCTACTACCTAAAGAGCACCCTCTTTCATCTAAGGGAGATAAATAATGTTTGTTAGAAAGTCTTTACCTGAAACTACAATATTGCTTCACAGAGAAACAATAGAGAAACATGGCTCACACAATCAGGCTTCTCATGGCAGAAAAGGTAGTGGTGGAAACAGTGGGGCTAGCGGACTTTCCAGTGCTGATTTGCGTGAATTAGCAAGATTAAATTTCGGTAATAGTGGGTCAAAAAAAGGTTTGAAGCGTGGCGATACTTTAGATAATATAAAAAATGCTGAAGGTGTGAGAGTTAAGATTAGCGGAGGTAGTGCGCTTGATGGGAAAAAAGGAAGGGTAGTGCAATCAGCACCTTCAGGTAAATTTCATGGAGTAAAAACAGATGATGGAGAAGAAGGCTATATTAACGGAGCAGATTTGACTGTTATTTCTTTAGAAAAAAGCATTGATATTAATATAGAAAAACACGGCTCCCACAACCAAGCATCACATGGTCGCAGAGGTGGCAGAGGTGGTGGTGGTTCAAGTAGTGGGGGATCTAAACCAAAACCAAACACAGCAAATACTGTTGAATATTCAGATAAATTAGCAGACGAAACAATACCTAAATTGAACGATAATGTTGATTCTATATTGTCAGACTTAAAAGAAGTTCAGGGCGAAGCCGATTCAATGAAAGAAATAAGAAGTTTAGATACCGTAATGAATGGGTTAAACTCAGCGAAAAAAGATTGGAATGATGCTAAATCTCTCACAGGGCAAGCAAAACTAAATAAATTACAAACTGGATATAATAAATATGATATCTCTTTAGGTAAATTAAATAAAATTCAAATATCAAGCAGAAGAACAAAAGTCGGTTGGATTCAACAAGGAGCACTTGAAGGTTTGCCACAAGATGAGATGAGGGAACTAGGCTTAGATGGTGAGTGGGATATTTAGTTGAAGCCTAATTTAGTAGAGAGGTATTGGAAGATAATGGGCGGAGTAGTTAAACACGGCACTCACGACCAAAAGACACATGGTGGAGGTCGAACACACCCCGAACATGGTGGTGGTGGACAAGCAGCATTGGAAGCACTTCCACAGAAATTAAATTCTGTTAGCCGTAAAATACAAGATGAATTCAAGAGAACATCAAATATGGCAGCAGCAAATGATTTAGCAAGAGCCAAAACACATATTTGGAGTGCTGGTAAAGCAAACACACCAAAGTCTGCGGCATCATCAATAATGAGTTTGAAGTTAGCAATAGATAATGCTGCTCGCAAGTTAAGTCGCACAAACACTCCAGCATCTATAAGACTTGAAGATTTATCTTTAGAAATGGGCGCACTACATACTGTTTTATCTGGACCAACTGGAGGTTAATAAATAATGCTTCAACCACATAAGTTCACAGTCAATAAAGCAGAGGGTGATTGCCCCCTGCCAACAAAAGATATAAAACTTAATTTGAAAAATCGCAAAAATGCTATCGATACCGCCATGTATGGACCACTCAACCCAGCCGAACCCAATGAAGAGTATTGGGAAAAGATAGCAAAAGAATGGGAAGTAACAGCCGAGGTCGCTAAAAAACAAAGATGTGGAAACTGTGCGGTATTTAATGTTACGCCAGAGATGAAGGATTGTATTGCCTCTGGATTAACTGGAAGCGATAGGAAAGATGAGTTTGACTCAATAGATGCAGCAGGACAATTAGGCTACTGCGAGGCTTTTGATTTCAAGTGTGCAGCCAAAAGAACCTGTCGGGCATGGGTAGTCGGAGGACCAATCAAGTAATGAGCAAGGCTAAAAACTGCCCTAAATGTGATCGATTTTTCAACCCCAAATTTGGCGGACAGCAGTTTGGGAACTTGATTATTTGCACCGACTGCTATGTTTCTGAGCAGATAAAGTTTAACAATCTAAACACGGCTTTGCGTAATATGGCTACCGCACCAAATAAACCCCAACAGTAGATAAAATAAACCCATCGTGTATGTTATCCTTTGAAGTTAGATAGAGGCACGATTTTGAACTATCTATGATGAATAGGAGTATGAATGTCCAAAGCCCGTAAGATGGTTGCTCTTAACATAGAGGAAGCATCAGGCGTTGACCATCCTGCTCATCTTCACGAAGGTTGGTTAGTCATCAAGTCAGATAATTTGACTGGCATGGACGACCTTCTTTCAGACCTAGCAATACAAGAAAACCAATCAGATGCAAGTCTGTACCAGAAAGGGACTGAGGAGGAACCCATGGCACAAGATGCAACACAAGATGTCATCGACAAAGCAAAACATATGCCCGAAGAAGATAAAGAAAAGGGCATGCATATGGAAGAAGACAAGAAAAAAATGTCTTATGACGATATGAAGAAAAAGATTGCTGAACTTGAAGACGAGTTAGATAAAGCCAATAAAAAGTTGGCAAAAATGAAACAACCAGATGAGGATATGAAGAAAGAAGACATAACCTCACTAATCAAGGAAGCACCAGAGCCAATTCGTGCAATGTTAGAATCAATGGAGAAATCTGCGAAAGAAGCACAAACTCGTGTAGCAGAAATTGAAGAAGTTCTAAAATCAGAAAGAGTTGCTCGTGCAAATGAAGAGGCAGTTGAGAAGGCAAAGGCTTGGAAATTCCTAGGTCTTGATGCTGAAAAAGTTGGACCAGCACTTCGTCAATTAGCAGAAGTAGATGCCGACCTTGCAAAGTCTGTTGAAGAAGCACTTTCTTCAGTAAATGCACAAGCAGAGTCAGCAAATATCTTTGCAGAAATTGGTAAGTCAGCAAATCCAGCAACAGGCAATGCTTATGACCAACTTACATCTTTGGCAAAGTCAGCCACAGAAACAAAGAAGGTTACTTTTGAACAAGCATTTTCAGAGGCTGTTCTTTCTAATCCAGATTTGTACAATCAATATCTATCCGAGAGAGGTGCCTAAACCATGGCATATGAAATTAGTAATTACAGTGTAAAGATTACACTTGTTGCTGCTGCCGATTTATCAGCACTGCAATATACCTTCGTTAAATTGGATTCAGCAGGTAAGGCAGCCGCAGCAGCAGCAGCCACCGATATTCCAATTGGCGTACTACAGAACGCTCCAACCTCAGGACAAGAAGCAGAAGTGCTAGTTGTTGGAGGAACAAAGATTGTTGCTGGAGCAGCAATTGGTGAAGGCGCATTAGTTGGAACAAGTTCAACAGGCAAGGCAGTTGCTTTGGTTGCTGGCACTGATACAACTAAGTATGTAGTTGGAACCCTACTAACCGAGTCTGGAGCATCTGGTGACATCGTAACAGCAGTCATCAATTGTGCTAATCCGGGCAGAGCCGCATAAGGAGCGTAAACAAACATGCCACAACCAAATATTAACTCCGTACATGTTGATGCAATTCTGACTAATATCTCAGTTGCATACATGCAAAAAGCAGATAACTTCATCGCAGACAAGGTATTCCCAGTAGTACCTGTTGATAAGAAGAGCGATAAGTATTTTGTTTATACCAAGAACGACTGGTTCCGTGACGAGGCACAACGCCGAGCAGATGGAACAGAGTCCGCAGGTTCAGGTTACAACCTAACCACAGGAACATACGCAGCAGATGTATTTGCCTTCCATAAAGATGTAGGCGATCAAACAGTTGCTAACGCAGACGCACCTTTGAATCCTCTTCGTGAGGCAACAGAGTTCGTTACAAACCGTATGCTTCTTCGTAAAGAATTACAATTCGTATCTGACTTCTTCACAACTGGAGTATGGGCTGATGATGTAACAGGCGTTGCAGGTGCCCCATCTGCAGGTGAGACAAAGCAATGGTCAGATTACACATCTTCAGACCCAATCGATGATATCGAAGAGGCAAAGAGCGAAATCCTAGGTAACACAGGTATGGCTCCAAATACTCTCGTATTAGGTTATGAAGTATTCCGTCAATTAAAGAATCACCCAGATTTAGTTGACCGCATTAAGTACACATCAAGCCAAACAATTACAGAGGATATGCTTGCTCGTATGTTTGACTTAGATCGTGTTCTTGTTGCTCGTGCAGTAAAAGCAACCAATAATGAAGGTGCAGCCGAAGCATATGGATTTGCTTACGGTAAAGCAGCAGCACTTTATTATGTAGCACCAAGTCCGGGATTACTAACTCCATCAGCAGGTTATACCTTCTCATGGACTGGTGTATCAGGCGGTATTGGTTCAACAATTGGTGTAAGTTCATTCCGTATGGAGTCACTAAAGGCAGAGCGTGTTGAGGCTGAAATGGCTTTCGACAATAAAGTTATTGGCTCTGACCTTGGTTATTTCTGGAATACAATAGTCGCTTAATTCAGTAACAAATGAAAGGAGAGTCTTTATTGGCTCTCCTTTCTTTATTAGAAAAGGAAAAATATGCCACAAGTAAATAGACTTACAAGAGGCGAAGCATCAGTTGGCGCATTACAAATTGGTAGCGATGGCAGTACTGTTTACAGTATTGAATTCGGTACAGTAGCCATTGATCCTGCTTCAATCGCAGCCACAACTCGTGGTGGAACTACATTTACTTTGACTGGTGCTGCCACAACAGACATCATCATCGTAAATCCACCATCAGGCTTAAATGATGATTTAATCTTTGCTGGAGCAGCCGTAACAGCAGCAGATACAGTAACAATCTATCTCTACAATCCAACAGCAGGTGCAATTGACCAAGCATCTGCAACATTTTCTTATTGCTGGATTGATACAACCGCCTAAGATGAGAGCCAGAATTCTTAAGCAAATGACTGTTAATGGTGAGATATTATTGCCTTCAACAGTGGTAGATGTGAGTGGTTGGAGAACTGCTAATTCATTAAAGAACAATAGATATATTGAATTTATTGAAGATGCAGTTGAGATTAAAGAAGAAATCAAAAAGCCTAAGCAGCAAAAAGACTTAGTCAACAAGTAAACTAGAGGGGCGATTAGAGATAGTCGCCCCATCTATAAAGGAGTTTTATGGCAATAACACATAATATTGTGTCGGTTGGAACTACACAGACTGTAATCTCTACTGCCGCAAATGATCGTGATGGTCACTCAGTCTTAATTCAAAATCCATCTGCAAGCACTACAGTTTATATTGGCGGAAATGGCGTGACTACCTCTTCTTATGGAGTGGCTCTTGCTGGTGGAGCAGATATTTCTATTGATCTTTTACAAGGTGAAATCGTATATGGAATAGTTGCTTCTAGTACCCAAAATGTTAATGTTCTGCGAGCAGGAAACTAATTAAGAAAAGTAAGGAGATATTGTGGCTTTAACTCCCGACCTTACGACCATTACCCTGACTGGAACTTATGTAGATATTCAAGGAAATCCAATCTCAGGTTCTGTTCGCTTTACGCCTCAAAGTATTATCAAAGATACTGACCAAAATCAAATTATTGTAAATCAGGCTTTGACTGCAACTCTCAATGCTAGCGGTGAGTTTTCTATAGTTTTGCCAATAACTGATGATACTGATGTAAGCCCACAGCCATTTGCTTATGAAGTTGAAGAAGTATTTAGTGGTGGAAGAACTTTTTTTATTACTCTGCCAACCGACACTCCTGACCCACAAGATATCGCTGATCTCGCTCCTGCCGTCACATCAGCAGAAGCAGCAAGTTATGTTACACAGGCGCAGTACAATACTTTATTAGCAAGATATACGGCTGCTGATGCAGAGTACGACCAAATGACGGACACAGGCGCAAACTTAGATAACATTGAACTTTATGCAGACCAAGCAGAAACTGCTAATGTTGAAACAAGTAAAGCAGCATTAAATCAATTTGTTTTGATGGGGATGTAAAATGGCTGAACCATATGTAGCAATAGCAAGACATACTACTGCTGCTGCGCTAATGACTGAACTTGAAAATGCTTTGGATACTATTGATGACGATACTGATTTAATTGTTGCAGATGTAAATGCGGCTTTGACTGCAAGAAATAGTGCAAGAGATTCCGCTAAAAGAGCCACCTTTGGAATGATGTTAGGTGGTGCATAATGCCAATTGATGCCTCGGTCACCCAAGTTACAGTTACTGGAAACTTCGTTGATTTCTTAGGAACAGCAATAGCAGGTCAAGTCCAATTTACGCTTTCAGATATGCTCAGGAACTCACTTGCAAATGAAATGGTTGTGCCTTCAACTATTGCTGTTACTTTAGATTCAAATGGTTCCTTTTCGACCTCTTTACCAGCAACAGATGACGCCGATATTATTCCAACATTTAGTTATACAGTTGAAGAAGCCTTTCCAAGTGGCAGAACCTACACAATAACTTTACCTGCTGCGAGTGCTGGTGCTTTGAGTCTTGCTGATATTTCTCCCCTTCCAACAATAGACACAACCTATATTGGGCTAATAACCGAGGTGCCTTTCGCTGCTCTCGAAACTTCAATAGCAGCATTAGACGCACTTATTACTCAGGCAACCAACGAGTTCCCAAGTTCAGGAAACTACTGGGAAATTAACGCAAGTTATGCTACTTATACGCAAGTCAATAGTGCCTTTGCTACATATACTCTGCTAAACTCTGGTTCATATCCAGTCTCTGGTAGTGATATGGCAGAGGAGGTTGCTCAAGCAGATGCAGCAAGAATTGCGGCACAAGCCTCGGCAACAACCGCTTCGAATACTTTATCGGCTAGACTTAACCCACTACTGCTTATCGGAGGATAATAAATGGCAACAACCTACAAGGTATTAGGGCAGTCCAATCCTGCTGCTACTACTGCAACAACTCTTTATACTGTTCCTGCGGCAACCGAGACAGTAGTTTCAACAATTTCTGTGGCTAACCTTTCAGCCTCGGCTATAACTTACAGAATTGCTATAAGACCAAATGGAGCATCTTTGGCGAATTCACAGTATTTGGCATATGACACAAGTTTGGCTGCGAACTCAACCGCTGCTTACACACTTGGAATTACACTAGATGCAACAGATGTGCTAACTGTTTATGCCTCAGACACAAATGCAGTATTTCAAGCCTTCGGATCGGAGATTGCATAATGGCTATAACCCTCAATGGCTCCTCAGCAGCAGGAGCAGTTACTCTCACAGGAACACAGACTCTTACCAATAAAACACTTACAAATCCAACGATTTCAGATGCTACCTTCTCAGGTCAGCAAACTGGTCTTGAAATTGCTTTCAATCAAAGCATTGTTTTTGAAGGCACAACTGCTGACGCTAGTGAATTAACTTTAACGGCTGGTGAACCAACTGCCGACAGGACAGTTACCCTTCCCAATGCAACCACTACTCTTGTTGGAACAGATACAACAGACACTCTTACTAACAAAACCTTAACAAGTCCGACTATTGGAACTCAAGCGTCTTTCGATAATCAAGCCGAAACTCGTTTCCTAGAAGCAACCGCCAATGGAACTAATTATGTTGGATTCAAAGCACCAGCGTCAATAACAACAAATCTAGTATGGACTTTGCCATCTGCCGATGGAACAGCCAACCAAGTTCTTTCAACTGATGGTTCAGGAGTATTATCTTTTGCTACTGCATCTTCGGGTGGAGTATCAGCCAACGACCAAGCCTTCGCCTTTGCGGTGCAGGTATTCGCTTAAGGAGAAAATAAATGGCAACAACAGTAAGCCGAATCCCGTTATCGGGTTCAACAGATGGTAGAGCAGTAAAAGTTGCCGCAACTTCTTCTGCTGGTACCACTATCCATACCGCAACTTCATCAGCAACAGATTGCGATGTTATTACGCTATATGCATATAACTCAAGCGCATCTGCTGTAAACCTAACTTTACAATGGGGCGGAACAACCTCAGTAGATGATGACATTAAGTTATCGATCCCTGCAACATCAGGTCTAACACTTGTTTGTCCTGACCTAGTTCTACGCAACTCTTTGATTATCAAGGCGTATGCTGGAACCGCAGATGTTGTAACAATTCACGGATTTGTAAATCGAGTAGCGACTACCTGATAGGAGTTAGTGCGTGTCACTACCATCACGACTTCTTGGTGCTAACCCGTCAGTTCAAGTTTCATCTTTACTGACGGGTGCTATCACCACGCCTTCTGCTGGAATTAGACCTTTGGCAATCGGAGGAACTGTATCTTTAGATTATCCTTATATTGTTCACACTTTTAATTCTTCAGATACTTTCACTCCTACTCAAAATCTAACTGTTGATTATCTAGTAGTAGCAGGTGGTGGTGGAGGTGGTTCACTTGGTGGTGGCGGTGGTGCTGGTGGATTACGCTCTACTGTAACTGCTACTGGCGGTGGTGGTTCATTAGAATCTGCATTATCTTTAACATCAGGTATTGGTTACACAGTTACAGTTGGTGGTGGCGGAGCAGGTGCTGGTGCTACTGGTTTAACAGGTACAGCAGGTAATAACTCAGTATTTTCTACTATCACTTCAACTGCTGGTGGTGCAGGTGGTGGTGATGGTACTGCGGCAACAACTGGTGGTTCAGGCGGTGGCGGTGGTAATGCTGGTGCAGGAGCAGCAGGAACTGCAAATCAAGGTTTTGCAGGTGGTGGACAAACTGGTGGTGCTAGTTCAGGTTCAGGTGGCGGTGGTGCAGGAGCAGTTGGTTCAAATGCTTCTACTGGTACAAACACTGCTGGCGCTAATGGTGGTAATGGTGTTGCATCATCAATAACTGGTACTTCTGTAACCTATGCAGGTGGAGGCGGTGGCGGTGGCCGCAAAGATAGCGTTGGTGGTAATGCTGCTGGCGGTACAGGTGGTACAGGTGGTGGCGGTGCTGGTGGTTCATCAGATAATACATCTCCTTCTGTTGCTGGTGGTACAAATCTTGGCGGTGGCGGTGGAGGTGGCGCATACTTTTCAGGAGGATATCGTGCTGGCGCAGCAGGCGGTAGCGGTGTTGTAATTGTTAGATACTCTCTAGCAAAAGCACTTGGCGGAACGATTACTAAAGATGGCGGATTTTGGGTTCATACTTTTACTTCATCAGGAACTTTTACGCCGACAAGCAACATTACTGCTGATTACTTAGTTGTTGCTGGAGGCGCAGGCGGTGGTGGTGCTGTAGGTGGCGGTGGCGGTGCGGGAGGTTTACGCAGTACCGTTATATCTACTGGAGGTGGCGGCTCTGTTGAATCAACATTGTCTCTAACTTCTGGTACTGGTTATACAGTAACAGTAGGTGGCGGTGGTGCTGGTGCTTCAGGCGCGTTAAGAGGAACTAATGGTTCCAACTCAGTATTTTCTACTATCACCTCCACTGGCGGTGGCGGTGGTGGTGGTAGTGGTGTTGGTCCTAAGGCTGGCGGTAGTGGTGGTTCTGGTGGAGGTGCCTCAACTGATGGTTTTACTGGTGGTGCAGGTACAGCAAATCAAGGTTTTGCAGGTGGTAATGCTTCTGCTGGTAATGCTAGTGGTGGAGGCGGAGGTGCTGGTGCTGCTGGACAAACTGCACCAAACACTAGTACATCAGGTAATGGTGGTGCGGGAGTAAGTAATTCAATTTCTGGCACTTCTACTAATTATGCAGGTGGCGGTGGTGCAGGTGGTGGTGTTTGGAGTGGTAATGATGTTGCTAGAGGTACAGGCGGTACTGGTGGTGGCGGTAATGGTAATAAAATTGTTGCTGGTGATTCTGGTACTGTAAACACTGGTGGCGGAGGCGGTGGTGGTGGTTACACTGGTACTGCATTTAATGGTGGCTCTGGCGGTTCAGGAATTGTTATTATTCGTTATGCGGCATAAACAACAAACAAAGGAGAAAAAATGGCGCACTTCGCAGAAATAGATGGGCAAGGAGTAGTTCTCCGTGTTCTTGTAGTTGATAATGCTCAAGAAAACGATGGACAAAACTTTCTTGCTAACACACTAGGTCTTGGCGGTACTTGGGTCAAGACTTCATACAACACATCAGGAGGAGTTCACGCTTTAGGTGGAACACCTTTCCGCAAAAACTATGCAGGAATTGGATACACATACGATTCAGGTCGTGATGCCTTCATTCCTCCAAAGCCTTTCGCTTCATGGACATTGAATGAAACTTCATGTCTATGGGAAGCCCCTGTTGCTTATCCAACAGACGGCGAAAGATACACATGGAATGAAGAAACAACTTCTTGGGACTTAGTTACCGAATAAGGAAATAAAAAACCATGACCACACACCTCGGCTTACAGCGCATCATGATTCCCGGGTCACAAGTTTCATCTTTGACCACAGGTAATATCACTTTGACTGGGGCTAGAGGACAAACCATTATTCCAGTTGATTATCTTGTACTTGCTGGTGGTGGTGGAGGTGGTGATGAATGTTCTGGTGGCGGAGGTGCTGGAGGTTTACGCTCAACTGTAACAGCAACTGGTAATGGTGGAACTTTAGAAACTGCGTTGTCCCTTACTTTAGCAACTTCATATACAGTTACAGTTGGCGGTGGCGGAGCAAGAGGTGCTGACCCAAACCAACGAGGCTCTAATGGTTCTGATTCTATATTTTCAACTATTACTTCTTTAGGCGGAGGTGGTGGTGGAGGAGATGGTTCAGGTCAAGGTTCTGGTGCTAATGGTGGATGCGGTGGCGGAGGTGCTCAAGGAGTCGGTGGGTTCGCTGCTGGTTTAGGTACCGCTAGTCAAGGTAAAGATGGTGGAGCAGGTTCTTCTGGAAATCAAAGATGCGGTGGTGGAGGAGGAACCAGTGCTGCTGGCGGAACTGCAACCAGTTCAGTTTGTGGTGCTGGAGGAAATGGAACTGCAGTATCAATTACTGGTTCATCCGTAACTTATGGCGGTGGTGGCGGTGGTGGCGGTGGAGCCAATGCTGGTGCTGGAGGAACTGGTGGTGGAGGTGCAGGTGCAAATGCGACTGCACACGGTACTGCTGGAACTGTCAACCTAGGTGGTGGCGGAGGTGGTGGTGGAACTAGTGGTGGTAATGGTGCAGCAGGTGGTTCAGGAGTTGTAATCCTTCGCGCTCTAACTTCAGAAGGCACATTCATTGGTGGTACTCAGACCACTTCAGGTTCATACACAGTTTATACATTTAATTCATCAGGGACTTTTAC